CCTTCAGAAGCTTTCTTATAATATGGAGCTTTTACTTTAAAGTGGTGCCAGGTTAGTAGTGCTAACCCACCTTTTTCTTGAGCGTTTGATGCTATTTTAGCAGCACCTTCGCCTCGTGTTTTAGCGAAGTCTTCTAATACCTCTTTTGCTTCTTTTAGTAGTTGTAGTATCTTCATATTATTTTGTGATTTTTACACAGATGTCTTTTCCGTCTTTAGTCCCTCCATATCTGTAACCTTTCCAACAAGCTTTACCGTCAACACCCTTTACTTTTTCTGCAAGAACCTCTTTTACAAGTTCGTGGATTGCTTGTTTTACTTTAGCATATCCTGAACCATAAGGTGCTGCTTTACCTGCTTGAGGGTCATCTGCTTCTTTTAGTAGTTGTAGTAGCTTCATATTATTTTCCTTGCCCTTTATAAAGCTTTTTATAGTTCTTAGAACTCTTTAATTTTGAAGTTTTAGATTTTGCATGAACTCCAGGTCTAGATACTTTAGTAGTTTCTACTTTAACGGAAGATTGTGCTGCTTTTGCCATATATATTAAATGTTTCTAATAAATATGCAAAAGTATATATTACTCCTCTATATGACTCCTTATGTGTTTTAAATACTCTTGAAGGTTTTTGCTTAACTGTTCTTTAAATTTTGAATCATTATTATTCCAATCTTCTATATCTCCTTGCTCTGTTACAAAACTGTTAGTTGTTTCTAATGAGGCTAGTACCCATTGCTCAACATCTCTTGCAAAAGCTTTAAGACTTCCTTGCATCATATTCTTTTCATATGATTCATATAGTCCTGCTTTTCTTAGTTCTGCTTCATAATCAATTACACAATCAAAACACATTTTATGTATCTTATACATCTTATGACTAAGGTAGTAGTTCATAGATCCTCCACATTTTGGACATGCTAAGGGTATTTGTAAAGCTTTTTTTGCTGAATCTAGTTTTGTGATATTTTGTTTTAATCCGTTCTTAATAGTCCAAGTTCTTCCGCTTTCTTCCCAGATATCTCCTTCTTTGTAAGCAACTTGTGCTTTTGAGTATCCAACACCGTCTACGGTTTTTGCACTGAAGTCTTTGTTTACTAGGTTTCTTGCACGGTTAACATCGGCAGACCTAAATTCCTTTTTTAGTAAGCTCTCTTTTGCCATAACTATTGTTTTTCTAATTTATTTATATTCATACGAAAGTACACTCTTTCCTGGTGTCCGAACTGTTTTATTACTTTACGTAAGGTCTGTGCACTTACTTTAAATTCTTGTGCTAATAGTTTTACTAAATGTTCAGTATTTGTAGCATATATATGGTACTTCTCTACTAAATCCATAATATATTCTGCTCTACCTTTCTTCCAGTATCCTATAAGCTCTTTCGAAAGATTATACTCATCTAATCTTCTTTTTAGTGTAGGAAATGTAATACCTAATGCTTCTTGCAACTCTTGCATAGATGTTACACTTCTTCCTGTACTACGAAGCATATCTTCGCTCTCCCACCTCTTCCGATGACTTTTTGATATATTATTCCTAGTTTCAGTAGAGTGTGGAGCTAACCGTCCTGTTAATGTTCTTGCTATTTTTTGCTTAGTTAACTCTGTATGCTGTTTCGGAATTCCTACTGCTTCTACTAATACGCAATTAAGTCCTTCAGCACCTACTACATTATAAAAATCCTGCCAATACCTTTCTCGATCCTTTAAGAAGAGTATTTCGCATTGCTCTATTTGTTCAAAAGTATGGTTACTTGTTCCATATTTTAAGAAGGAACTATAGAGCCTTGGTTGCCGTTTACCTGCTACTCCCTTTTTATAGTCGCTAATTCTTCTACTTACGTTAATGCTACTTCCTATATAAATCCTTCCTTTAGGGCTAACTATTTTATAAATACCCGATATCATATGCTATTCTTTTTATATAAATAGTATACTTTTTTAAAAACCAAGTTGTTTTAATTTATTAATAACCGATTGTATTTCTCCGTCTTTTACCTCTATTGCTATCCCTCCAGCAGTTTTAAACGCTAGTAAGTTGCTTGGTTTATCGTCAATAAGAATTGAATTTTCATTTGCAAAATCCGACTTAGCATCTCCAAATCTGAATAAGACTTCAGGGGCAGGTACTAGATTTTCTTTTACCCATAATCTTTTACCAAGCCTTGAGGTGTTGTCTCTGGAAGGAGATGTTAAAAGTTTTGGTCCGTATGGTTGTATAAAGTTCCATAACTCTCTACCATTTGGCATCCATTCCATATCTGACCAAAATTCTAATCCAATGTGCTGATCAATAAACTTCCAAAACTCTTCTGTTCCTTCTAGTTTATCAAAATGCTTAGGTCTTGTTACTTGAGCAATTGTTGCTTTTGAATAGTACTTTGGACCTTCTTGTTGTAATAGTGTAACAAATCTCTTTTCAAAGTCTGTTAATACTCCGTCCATATCACAGTATATCTGATATTTTGGTACGAAGTCTGATTCTTCTAGTAATAAGTCTACTAAATTTCCCATAACCTTTTTATTTTTATAATGTTTGTTTTAATCCTAATGCAGGTAATCTCTTACGCCATAGTGTAAGTATTTCCTCTCTTTCTTGAGGTGTAATGTTTTGAGCATCTAAGTAACTATTTACAACATCTGCAAATGGTCTTTTTTCTTTCTTAGCTCTAAAGTACATTCCTTGCAGGTTTGCGTCTATTTCTTTTTTAAGCTTAAAATAATCTCCTATCGGCTTCTCTCCTGCTCTTATCTTATCTCTTTTTGCTAAATCTCCTCTCATTATTTTAGAAGGATTTGTAGATACTCCTCCTCTGTTGTGAGTTAGGTGTTCAATTTCATGTCTAAAAAGATCTTTTAGTGTCATTGAAATCTCTTCCCAAAAGTCAGGTAGTAATTCTGGATCAATAGCAATATCTACTATAATAAAATCTCCATCTTCATCAAATCCTGCTCCTGTACTTTCTAAGACTTCCATCTTACCTGTACCCGGTGTCATTAACAGTGTACCTTCTACATCAAATTGTACATCTCCATTTGAGTAAGATTCTTCGAATCCTACACTCTTTTCTCCTGCATCAAAGGCTTCTTTCCAGCCTCTGAATAAGTCTGATGAAGCTTGGTTGCTAATTTTGTCGTATCTTCCTTCTGCCATAACCTCTTTGTTATTATTTTTTAAACCGTCTTCCCAATTTCTGAATGTAATATTACCTTTTAGATAAGCTTCTTTTTCTATCTCTTGTAGGTAATCATCTTCGTTTGTGTTAGTAGTTCCCACTAATCCTTCAAGTCTTCCTTCTATGTTTTGCATATGGTGAATCATTTCATGAGAGAATGATCTGCAAACATCTTTAGGATGTCTATTCATTACATATAACACTACTTCTTGTTTGCTTGGATCATAATAAGCTGTTTTACCGAAGAAATCGTTAGCTTGTTCTTCGTCATATCTTATCTTTACTTCCGGTAACGGTGTAATATTCATCTTCTGATCTAACATATACTCTAAGAGAGATCCTATGTATGATGTATAGTCAAATTTTTCTTGCTCTACTCCTTCTGGTAGTCTCTTTTGCTGAGGTGTTTGATCAAAGCTTACATCTGCATACGTTTTTATGTATACTCCTATTCTATCTTGCTCAAATACTACTGTATATTTGTCTGAATTAATGGTTGATCTTAGTTGGCTAAATAGGTGTTCCAAATCTGCTCTGTCCTTTGATGGGATAGCTCCTGATGGTTGAATTGGTGTTCCTGATGATCCTTCTTCAAGTGGTTGTACCTCTTTTTTCTTTTTTAATACAACCATTTTTCCTGGTCCTTCTGGTGAATTAAATGACATATTTACATCTTTTCTAAAGTACCCTGGTATCCTGTTTGCTTTGTTGTCAGTCAGACTTGCGTAGACTGTGTGATAGTTCTTACCTTCTTCATTATCCAGCGACCCTATTCCTACGTACTCTGGTTGATGTTTTTCAATAAAATCCATAATAATTTTATACATGGTGGATAGTATCTTTACATAGTTTTCCTTACCACCTTGTGGAGTTGATACTATATTTTTAATAGGATGAAACGATATGTTAAAGAATGTACCTTCATCGTTGTATGGATTCTTTATTAACTGTTGTATTGAGTATCTATATTTTGAATCACCTACTGTAAATGTTCCTCCCATTGTACTTCCTTTTACCTTAACAGCATTATCCTTGGATAGTGTTATTTCGTGTAATGCTTTTTGGAAGTAAGCTGCTTCTAATATTGGTCCATCGAATTTAATCCCAGTAAAATCTACTACAGGTTGTTTCTTTGGAAAAAAACTTTCAAATACATTATCAACTGCACTTAGCATTTTATCTTCAATTGAATCTTGCTTTTGTGGTGCCACGATATCTATGATTGTTTGTTTATCCTCCTTCGATACTATCGATGGAATCCATTTACCAGATAGTAAAAATTTTTCTGACTGTCTGATGTCAGTTGCTGAGAATTTGCTATCTTCTTTATCTACAATAACTGGAAGTTCTTTTACTTCTACATTTTTATAATCCCCTTTTTCTTTCTTTTTCTCTATGCCTGTGAACTTTTTCATTTCATCAGCCATTGCTCCAGTTATGATTTGAGTTACTTTATCTTGATTTGCATCAATCCACTCATAGGTATCTAGTATTGGAGTTACTTTGCTAATTATAATCTCCATTGGTACATTTATGTATTTTGCATAGATTTCCCAAATAGCTTTTGATTGTTCTGCTGTAATTTTTACACCTTCTCTAATCTTAGGTCCGATAAATATTATAATTTTATCTGCTTTAGTAGATAGAAATTTAGCATTTTCAAAGTGAGCTAAATGTGGTGGTTTAAATCCTCCAGCATAGAGTGCTACTATTTCTGATCCATCATCTAAACCTTCTGCAAGTGTTTGTGCTACTTTTTCAAGTGCATCTTCTTTACCTTTTCCTTTAGCTGTTCCAACCTCTCCTGATTTAACAGATACCATTGATTTAAAAATACCTGCTATTCTATTTTTAGATCTAGCATTTGTAAGTTTTTTAGCAACATCATCTAATAGATCTTCGAAAGAACCATCTATATTAAATCCTTTAAATAATATCTTAATAGTACCCCAAGCTGTTGTTGACCATACCTCTTCTCTTGCTATTTCTCTAAAGTTTTCTAATTTTACTTTCCTTAAAGACAGTTTTACCGATGATAAGTTAAATTCAAACTCTTCACCTTTTTCTAGATTAGGTACATTTGATATACCCATTCTTCTAAATACATCTTGTGGGTCTTGTTCAAGTAAGATTACTTTTGCCAGTCCTATTAATAGTCCTTGCTTTTCAGCTGGTAAGTCTAAGAATGATCCTTTAAAAGCATGTTCTTCTTCTGTAAGAGATATAATATTATCAACCTGAATGTATTGATCTTCTTTTCCTACAATTGGATAGAGTACTGAGATTAATTCACCTGAGTTATAGTACCTTCTTCCGGTATATTTTTCTGATTTAAAAGGTACAATTATATTTTGAGGAAGAGCTAAAGCTGCATCGATAAGCCTTTGTTTAACCTCTCTCTTATCTTCTCCTTCAAACCATACTATAATATCTAAGTCTCCAAAGTCAGCCTTTGAACCTGCTTTGACAGATCCTGATAGAGAAGCTTTTTTAAAGCCTGGTATTTTGGTTAGAACTTCTTCTACGTACTTATTGAACGTAGCTTGTACATCCCCTCTTTCTATCCTATTTCCTCCTGCTACTCCTGACATATTATAATTTGTATTGTGTTAAGTTTGAATTATCAGGTAAAAACTTACCTTTTAGTCCTAATCTCTCTTGATTATCAATCCAGTACTGTTGTAAGTCTTCCGGTATATCACATCTTGTACTATCTAATATTTTTAGATAAGTATCGTAAACTGCATTCAGATCTTGTTGTGATAATCCTGCTTCTAACGTTTCCATTAGTTTAAAATAATCTCCTATTGTATCTCGATCTAAATTTAGATTATATGATTTGTTTAAAAGATCTATTGCTTGTTGTGGTGTGTTTGCTACAATCTCTTGAGTTTCTTTACTCTTTACTCCATAGTTGTGAGAAAAGGTATAACCTTTCTGCGAGAAAAGTGATACAAGTAGCTGCGTTCTATGTAACCCTTTTACGTTTCCTGAATATGTAGCTGAGTGGTATGCAAATTCTAACCAGTCTACATCTCCTACATTTATATCAATTTGAACATTTTGTCCTACAGTTTCTTTATTTTCATCATATTGTGTAAATAGTAGGAATAAAGCTCCTGCTCCTGATCCTTTTATATCTGCTATAATTTCTGTATCGGCTTCTAGTATCTTTTGAGCTATTGACACAATAACTGCTCTTTTCATAAGCAAATCATCTGTAGAAGTTCTAGCTCTTTTCTTGAAACCTTCAAAAAGTTTCATTATATACTCTCTATCAAGTCCCCAGTCATCAACATCATCAAAGGATGACCCGGCAAGTGCTAGGTCAATATCCCCTGAATAGTCTTTTTTTCCTACGGATCCTAAAGTCTTCATCTCTCTGAAGAATGGTTCTGCTTTTGGAAATATTTGTTTGAACTGTCTAAAGAACTCTAATAGAGTTGGTTTAATATGTTCTTTTTTTATTGGTGCTGTACTATCGAATACGTTTCCTCCCATTTCACTAATAAATTTCTGATCCTAGATCCTGTAGTGTGCTGTCAGTGTCCTCTAAATACTCATCAAAAG